CCACCGACCTTCTAGCGGGGCTGGCGACAGACCCGAATGCTCAGAACTTACCAGTACCAGAAGTCACGGTAACCCAAGAGGAGTAGAATGAACGCAAACAATAGGAGGGCACGGCCATGGTTGAAGTCATTCCTTGTTTTTATGATGACGATGACGGTAGTGTCCCTCGTATTGTTCGCTGTCTTGTCCTGCCTCCGGATTGGAGTTCACGCGCAAGACGCCAAGCCATGCCACGAAGACGAGGCCCAGGTTACCGACTCAAATGGCGGCTACCACTGCGTGGCGAGGCAGCAGACTGAGGAGTGGAACGCAGAGGATTGTGTGCGGGAGTTTAAGGTCAACTCCAATACAAAGCTTGTAATACCTCTTGATTATTATGGAGAACCGAGCATGAACGAGGCGAGGCTAGAGCACTTTGAGTTCAAATTGGTTTGCGGGGTGAAAAAGTGAAAAAGATCATCTTGTTGCTGATACTGTTGTCGGGGGCCTGCTTTAGCCAGACCACCAACTCCGCCCGCATGCTCTCGGCCCCAAACCAGGTACAGTCGGCTAGTTATGCTTTTGTCCAGGCGGACTCGACCAGGCTCACGACCTTTGCAAGCGCCGGCGATCGAACAGGTTTGGTCGCGGTTACACTCGCTGCCGGCCTCACTGCTACCATCAACCAAACCTCAATTTTCTCAGTACAGAACCTGGGGCCGGGAACGGTAACCATCACTTGTACTGGCTGCCTGATATTCTCGAACAACTCAACTGGCTCCGCAACCTACTCGCTGTCAGCCGGCCAGGGAGCGGACCTCTACACCGCGGGGCTGAATTACATTGCTCAGTCGGGCGCTGGTGCAGGAACAGGCGTAGTAACTTCTTTCAACACGCGCACAGGCGCTGTCACCCCTCAAACCGGGGATTATACTTGTGCTCAGGTGACGGGTTGTGGATTGACTTTTAATACTGTTGGCCAGGGCGGCTTTATAGGTGCCGGGTTTCCATTCATCTTTGGTTTCTATCCGGGGGCTACACTTAGTGGCGGGCCTGTCAGCACTACATCAAACCAGGTCTCTGTTTTCCAATTCCAATTGCTGGCTACCTATACCATCTCAAAGATATCTATGCGGGTGGTAACTGGAGCTGCCACAAGCACAGCCAATTTTGGGATTTATTCGTCGGCCGGCACTAAGCTTATCGACTCAGGGGCTATGAGCACGGCCACGTCGGCCAGTAATCAAACTGTGACATTGGGAACCCCAGTTACCCTGACCCCTGGTACTTATTATTTCGCCCAAAGTGCAACCACCGGAGCGGCGACAGTACTAGGTTTTGCTTTGGGGATACCAGCCACCAACCCAAATATCATCAATCTAAACGCTACAAGAACAGGGCAAGCAGCTAATAGCACTTCCAGTGGTGTGATGCCAGCAACTTTAGGAACAATCACCGCTGACACAGTGTTTGCCAACTGTGCTGGAGTATTTTTCGAGATCTAGTATGGCGACCGCGGTCGAACAACCCGTTGCTGAGCTTGCAAGGCTGATGGCCTCATGCGCCAAGGACCCACTTCGCTTCATGAAGTGTGCTTATCCTTGGAAGAAGGGGCCGCTGAAAGATTCGACCGGCCCGCGGGCGTGGCAGGCTAAGGTAGCGGCCGACATCAGAGACCATCTGAAGAACCCCGAGACCCGGTTCCAGCCCTGCCAGGTCGCTGTGGCCTCGGGGCACGATATTGGTAAGTCGGCATTTGTGGCTATGATGACAGATTGGGGGTTGTCTACTTGTGAAGACTCCAAGGTTCTTATTACGGCGAACACGGATACACAGTTACGAACAAAAACCTGGCCTGAGATGGACAAGTGGTTCAAGTTGGCGATCAACGACTTTTGGTTTAGAGTTAACGCCGAATCCATCACTGTACGAGATCCTAAACATGAGAGATTGTGGCGAGCTGACCGGGTCGCATGGTCGGACAACAACACTGAAGCGTTCGCGGGGCTGCATAACAAAGGAAAACGTATCGTCGTAATCTTTGACGAGGCGTCTTCCATCTCAGACAAGATCTGGGAGGTGACAGAAGGAGCTTTGATCGATGAGGACACCGAGATCATCTGGCTGTGCTTCGGGAACCCGACCCGTAACGAGGGCCGGTTCCGAGAATGTTTCGGTAAGTGGGCGCACCGCTGGAAGACTTATCAGATTGACTCCCGAACAGTGGAAGGCACGAACAAGGCTAAGCTTCAAGAGTATATTGACGACTACGGCGAGGACTCAGACTTCTGCCGCATCAGAGTCCGCGGCGAGTTCCCGCGATCGGGTTCTAATCAGTTTATCCCGTCAGACGTGGTCGCGGCTTGCCGTAGGCATAAGGCTCAAGGCTATGAGGCGCTTCCTAAGATACTTGCTTGCGACGTGGCGAGGTTCGGCGCCGACCGGACGGTGATAGGATGGAGACAGGGCCGGAAGCTGGTAATTACCGACCGGGTACGCGGCCTGGACACTGTCCAGGTAGCCCACAGGATTTCAGAAAGGATCGAAAGTGAAAGACCTGACGCGGTTGTTGTGGATGGCGACGGTATCGGCGCTGGCGTTATTGATAATCTTCGATTTAGGGGTTATGGGGACAATCTCCACGAATACCGCGGTGGTATGCCTGCTGACGACCCCGTGCGTTTTTTTAATAGGCGTGCTGAGTCTTGGGGAAAACTGAAAGACTGGCTGACGGCCATGGCCGAGATCCCCGACGACCCGGACCTTGAGAGCGACCTGACAGCACCTGAGTATGGGTTCTCAAACAAGGGGCAGATTCAGCTTGAGAAAAAGGACGATATGAAGAAGCGCGGGCTTCAGTCGCCGGACCTTGGCGATATGTGCGCGATGACCTTTGAGCCCAAGCTGAGTGGCAAGATGCCCGTCAACAAGGTGGTAACTGAGTACCGGTTTCCGGGGCAGGATAACACGAGCTGGATGGGTTGACAAGTTTTGCTGTAACCGGGGCGCCGCCGAGCGGAGTACACGAGCGGAGAGGTACAAATCTAGTTTGGAGGTTTTAACATGGCAAGATATACTTCACCAGGTAACGAAGCGATTGCTCGGGCAGGATGTTTTGACGCCGCGGCAGCGCTTGAACTTCAGTCCGTTCTCTGCCAGGGGCATGTACAGTACTACTCAGGCCTCACCGACCAGATTGCTTTCCCTGGCCTTGCGGCTTTTCTCGGCAACTCTGCCGCGGACGCCGCTCTGCTGAACGCTCCGCTTGCGGGTGACCAGCCACTCAACAGCGATGGGCAAACAATCATTCTGGTAGACCTGGTTGGATTCGCCCACACTGTGACGACTCCGGCCAACAAGATCGTGAACTCTAAGCATATCTTGACCTGGAACGGAACCATTGGCTCTTACGCGATCTTGAAAGCGATGAATGGCCTCTGGGTACCGATTGGGCTGAGCGGGGTGACCGTTTCCTAATGGCCAAAGACCTACAAGTCGAGGCTAAGACGCCGCAGCACCGGCATCTCCAGGTGTTCAAACTACCATTTGACCATCAGCCTGGAATGCCGGTGCCGAAGGGCGGCAGTAGCTGCTCGAAGTGCGAGTACCTGGGTAAGGACGGAGAGTCTTGCACCAACAAATACTTTATCCAGTGGAACGGCGGACCAAAACTTCCAAAGCCGGCCGACGAATACTGCTCGGACTGGTTTGAGACCAAATAAGGAGAAAGATCATGATCAAAGAACCTGTAATGGCAACCTCAAGCGCCTCGAAAGCGCCGAAGAAACTCGACCACCTCCGCGTGAAGACAGCTAAGAATGGCGGCTTCACTGTGGAGCACCACTATCAGAATGGGATGGGCGCCTATCACGAGCCTGACATCTATGCCTTCGGCAAAGGCCCCGAGGTCACGGCACATCTCAACGACCATCTGGGCATCACCGAGAATAAGGCGATCTCCGGCAAGCCGAAAGGCTACAAGATGAAGCCTGGCGGCAAACCTGACAACGAGATGGCTGACAATGAGCCCAGCGTGAGCCAGGGTAATCGTCGGACGAGTGGTGAGCAGCGGGGCGAGGCGTAGAGATGGCGCCTATTGAGTTGACTCCTGAGGAGCAAGGCAAGGTCGATGAGATCTTGCCACTTCTTAAAATCAAGATGATGGCCCGTCAGATTATGGGTGATGACCATCTGGAGGCTATCCTTCGGGACGCTCAGCCCGCCATGCGGCGCCAGGTCTATGAGTTGGTCAAACCGCACCTCACCTTCAAACCCAAAAGTTTTTTGGTGATGAAGTTTAAGAAGATGGTCAAAAATAAACCGAAGCAGTTAAAGCCGGTAATTGCTATGCCGGCAAACTCGATTACAATTGTGAGGAGGGCGGGCGATGCCGTCCAGTGAGGTAATGCACAAGTGGAAGCGGGGTGACCTTCACTCTGGATCAAAGAAAGGGCCAAAGGTGAAGAGCCAAGCCCAGGCAGTAGCGATCATGCTCTCGGAGCAACGCAAAGAGAAGGCGAATGGTGGCGCCTACCCGGAAGGCAAGCTTGCCCCGGTATCAAACTTAAGGAGGG